CCCAGGTACCCGAATTCTCTCCTGATGTTTGTAGCTCTATTCGTAAGCCAGTTGAATAAGTTGAACTCATTTAATCTCCTAATAAAGTTTTAGTTATTATTTCAAAGTTTGTCAAAACTTTTATGCGGCTTTATGAACTTCTGTCCAGCTTATATCCGAGTTAGAATCATCCACAACGGACCAAAAGGTTCCTTGTAGATTACCTGTATTACTTGTAGCAGAAACTCCAGTCGGTGTAAAGCTTACATCTGTGCGAATATTTAAGGTTCCTATACTTGATGTAATAGAAACACTAGGTGCTTCGTAACTTGTTTCTTGAGTCTCATCTCCTAGTGATAAGGTCATACCTAAACCAGTAGGTGAAACCGTTGCTCCAGCAGTTATTGTTGGATCTCCTTCACTAGATGTTAAAACATTACCAGTTACATCAACAGGAGCAGAACCTGAAACAGTTTCTGTGCCAAGACTACCAGTCATAGCGATACCTGTTGCAGTTACATTACAATCGCCTGTGACAGTTTCTGTGCCAAGACTACCTGTTAATTGATTACCTGAAGGAAAAGCTGTTTTACCAATTGCAATTGACACAGTTCCTACAAGTGCATCCATTTCTGGTTCACTGGCAGCAACAATAGTTAATTGTGAATCCCCTGATATCGAGAATGTTCCTATTGATGATGTTGAACTAACACCAGTAACAAAGATTGATGTGCCTGGAGTGTTAACAGAAGATGTTAAACCAACACCTGTAATAGTTGGAGCAACAGAAATGTTTACTGTTGGTGAACCAGTTGATGTTGATCCTTGAACTCCTGTCAGCGCATAAGATTGAGCTGTTGTATTCCAAAGATTGTCACTCCATCCAATAGTGACACCGCTATCTCCTGCAACGCCCCTATCCCAACCTGATTGAAATAAAGTAGCAACAGTTTCATCACCGAGTGATGCTGTAGTTCCTAAACCAGTAGGTGAGGCAACACAGGAACCTGTTACAGTTTCTGTGCCAAGATTTGATGTAATTGCATTACCTGTTGCAATTACTTCCGCAACACCAGTCCCTACAGCAGTTCCTGTAGTAGAGGTAGTGCTTACACCAGTAAGTGTAATGTTACAATCGCCCGTAAGCGTTAGAGAACCTAGAGATGACGTGAGGCCATTACCTGTTGCGTCAACGGGCGCAAAGGTATTCCATGCACCCGAATTCCAGGTTTGTCGACCCCATCCTTGAAGAGAGGCCATGTTTTATCTCCT